CCATTTTTTTATTCCCGCCAAAAAAAATCCAAATTAGAAGCCCGGGTGGCGGAATTGGCAGACGCACGGGACTTAAAATCCCGGGGCCGCAAGGCCGTGCGGGTTCGATTCCCGCCCCGGGCACCAAAGGTTTGGCAAGTCTCCCAATAAATATCTCCCGATTCTTCTATTTGGAATTATTTGGAATCTTCTGGAATCTTTTGGAAATTTTGGGTGCAGTTTTGCACCCAGTTTTCACCCAGTTTACAGCTTATCAAGATAGTGTTTTAAAACCTGAAGAATGATGGGTTCCAAGATAGCCACAATGGTAATACCTGCGTAAACTATCCTTTCAAGGCGTGCAAGTCTTGTTTCAAAATCGTTCATTCCATCACGATGTTTTTTCTGTTCATTTTCCATATTATCAAGGCGGGCTTTGATTTCCTGAACGGTTCCGTAGATTTCCAGAAGGAGCTTCTCGGTGTCAATTGACATAGAGGACCTCCTACTTCTTTGCTATTGCGTCAGCTACAGTTGGAACAACCTTTTCAACGCTTCTACCTATTACATATCCGCCTATGCCGAGTTTAAGCAGTTCCCACATGTCAGGCGGAATTGGGAGTTCTTTAAGGGAGAAGAGAGGTGCAATGATGAAGTTATGGGCAACTATGTAGACAAATACAAGCATCGTAATTGGTCGCCAGTTCCTTTGAAGCCAGCTGTGCCCGGTAGCTTCGGCAACGATTATCTCTTTCTGGGCGTTTAGTTCCTGTTCTATGCGGGAGTATTCTTTGGCAAGGAGTTCATTGGTCAGCTCGGCTTTTATTTTATTTGCAAGGTCTTTGTCTTCAATTTTTTTATCTATTATATCTGCAACCTTGTTAACTACCGTTGTGATTAATGGAAGCCAAAACATTTTTGACCTCGTAATCAGGGTGTATCTTTCCGGTTCTCATCATGTAGGCAAGGCGCTCTGCTCTCCTTCCTACCTGCCTTGCCCAACGGGAGTTGAACATTTCAAAGGCGGCTTTAGAAAAGTTCTTTTCCTTGATAGCTTGAATGAACTTTCTGAAAGTGAGGAAGCGAGGTTTTCCAAGGTTGAAGAGCATGTCAAGTATTACGGCTTGCCTAATCTCATCTAAAGAGAGCCAATTTTCTGCTCCAAAAATGTCTGTAGCGTCCTGAATAGCTCTCTGAATATCGTTCTCAAGAAGATAGAGGGCTTCGTCTTTTGAAATCCCTACATCGTCAAGGTTTCTACCAACACCTATGGTAAGCTTGCCAACGGTATCTTTATATGGTTTGAGCCTTAGTCCTTCATCTACTATAAGCATGTTTTTCACTAATTGCATTGTTCACCTCTGGGTTCATCTCTGGCAGTTGTGTGGAGTATTCAAACTGGAGAAGCGGACTTTTGAGAAAGAGTCTTGGACTTACTTCCGAAGGATGAGTGTTTTTGAGAAGCTCTACTCCAACTTGCTTAAACGCTGTAAACACAAGTTCGCTACAGAACCACCTGTCCTTTTTCTCCAGTTTCCAGTTACGTAGAGGAAAGCCGAGAATTCCCAGCCAGTCGTATTTCTTTCCTATCTGATCGCGTAGGAAAATCTCAATTAGCTCTTTCTGCGTTTCCGATACCTTTACAGAGTAAACGGCAAACTCCGTTCCCGGCGTGTGAACTTCTGAAAACCAGCCTTTTCTTACGCCGTTCCACCATGCCTCTACTACCACCGGGTCGTTTGGGTCTGCTAAGTCAAGGCAGTGGGCTATGTGAGTGTAGGGAAAGCCCCACTGCCACCACCTGATAAGGCGGGAAGTGGGGCTAATTCCTTTTGAGGCAAGTATGTAAGCCTTTACCACGCTATACCTCTAACGGAATTTCTGTGTAAGCAGTCTCGCAGAACTCTTTCACGTTTAGGCTTTCAAGTTCTTCAAGGGTCATAGAATCTACCTGTGATTCAAGCTCCTCTTCTTTCTGCCAGATTTCTTCTTTCCAGTTGAGCATCTTTGCTATCTCTACTGCACGGGCAAGAAGTGGAAGAATGGACTGAACGGCTTCATCAGAGAGTCCTTTTTCCTTGAGGTCGTCAACGGCATCGTCCTGTGTATAAGAACCTGCGATGAAGAGGGCTATTTTCTGCTTTACTTCGTCTGTTGTGATAGAAATGCCTTCTTTGGCAGCTATGTAGAGGATTCTGCCTTCTATTACCTGGGCTTCACTCGTTATGTCTGCAAGGTCTTCGTCAAGTTCTGCAAGTTTTTGCTGGATGTAGGAATCGGTGGATTTGGAAATGTCTCTTTTAGTTAACGTTTTTTCTCTATCTACATCTATTTCTACCTGTTCCGTTTTGGGATTCCAAATGTAGGAGCTGTACCTTGAAGGTGGAAGTTTGTCTACTTTGCGGAAAATCTTTGTTCCGTTTACCTTGATGAATTCCTTTTCCTGTTCTGGTGGAACTGCTTTTACTATAACAACTGTATTATTCGGATTTATGCGAATTATCATAGTCCCTCCCATTAACCGATTTCGTTATAGAGCTGTTGGACTTCATCTTCAGTTAAAACTCTATTGAAAATACGAAGTTGGTCTACATAAGTCCCTGAACTGGCAAAATCATTAGGATTATCTTTATCAGAGTCCCAATCAGCTCCAATTAATAAAGGCTTATTTACAACTGATAAGTCAACCGAAGGTATATCCAAAACTTTCTCACCATCTACGTAAACCTTACCTGATGAAACGACAACTAAATGATGCCATGTATTATCTTCGTAGAATTTGGGAAGAGATTCGGCACTACCATTAATATCAAAATACATTTTCTTCTTAGTATCAGTAGCATACTGCCACAAATTCAAAGTATTTTTACCGTCTTTAGAAAAACAGAATAAACAATGATGAGTAGATGTATCAATTGCACCTTGTTTAAACCATAATGAAAGTGTTACTGTTGACGGGAAATTACTAATGTTGGTGTTTATATAACTATTTCCATCAAACTTCGCACATTGGCCAAACTTCCCTACATCATACTGCTCTGCCCCCTGCCAAACTCCGTCATAGTTTCCTCCTGTATCGTTTGCATTCCCGTCAAACTGCCAGAGTGCTATAGCAGAACCGTCGTCAAAAAAGTCAAACTTTGAAACTGTTGATGGAACGATAATTGTTCCGTGCTGTCCTTTCCAGACCGCTTTTCCGTTTTGAAGTCCCATGTAGACAAAGATTTCTCCGGTCGATGTATTAAGCCACAGCGAGTAAAGTTCTGCAGGAATGTCATCGGAAGTTGGATTAGAAGGAGATTTTCTCCAGAAGATGTCGCTATCCAAACTCAGGTTGGGAATCTCTATTTTCGGTTTTGTTCTTCCTATCATCTTACTCCTCCACTCCGGACACAAAAAGTTTTATTGCGTTATCTATAGAGGCTGATGCCGAGACAGTATCTCCCGCATCAAGAACAAGCTGGGTAAACTGGAAGGTCTCTTTCGGCTGAAGTTCAACCATTAGCAGCTCATTTCCTGAAACTTTAACGACTGTTTCTGCAGCAGTATCAGAACTTGTATTGCACAGAACTATAGCCACAGACGCTTTCTTCCCTTCCGGAACGGTGTATACCGCCTGTTCAGCAGTGGTTAGGGTGGCTTTTCCTAGCATTTACATTCCTCCGAAATGGTTTAGGAGTCTCAAGGTTTTTAGCTTTTTTTGAATTGCAGGGTGAGCTTGTACATCTTCGTTATGACCGTTGATTCCTGCCTCTATCTGCTGGGGTATCTGATGGACAGCAGTTTCCGATTTGTGGTTAGATAACTCCTGCTGAAGTTGAGAAACGGAAGTTCTTATATCTTGATGGGCATCAGAGCTTGTGTTGTGTTTTTCTATGTCCCCCAAGGTTGCGAGAAGAACTGAATCCGAAATAACCGCCGTAACGTTCTGGGCATTGGAAATTACGGTGTAAATGTCGGTTATGTCTTCGATTTTTGTCGGTCCGTCTGCGGGGATGAAGTCTCCGTTTTCTGCATATGCAACGGCGTAAAGAATCTCCCCTTCATCCGGGTCGTTTGCGAAGATGCCGATTTCCCTTATGAAGAAACCTTCACTTAAACCTGTGTTGGTCAGAACAAAACGGAGCCTTACTGTTCCGTCTCCTACTATTTCCAGCTCTTGAATCGGAAGATTTAGCTTGGGAGAAACAAGGGATGTCAGCTTTTCCGGATTAACGCTTTCGTCCCATACTCCGTCTCCGAGCTGGATTTTGGTGAATTCGATCGTGGCGCCCGTTAGGGCTTTCGTTATCAGATTAATTCCCTTTTTGGTTAAAATCGTGCCCTCAAAATCAGCCATTTGCTACCCCTACTGTGGTTTTCCTGGCTGTGCGGAGTGCTGAACCGCAGTAAAGTGCCGGCTTGACTGCAAAAGCTTTTGGAGTGTGAACGCCGATGGAACTTTTCCTGGCAGTTCTGCACGCCGAACCAGCATAAAAGCGTGCCTTTGGAGTAGAGAAGTCAAAGTGAAGCCTTATCGCGTATTTTCTGCCGCCTTTGAGTGCTGAACCGATGAACAGGTTTTGCGTGTATTCCCTGTGGATTCCGATTCCGTCAAGCCAGCTTCTTTCGTTTTTGTATTCGTTTATAAGAGAGACGAGCTTGCCCCACAAGTCAGGGTCTGACATTACGCTCTTCATAAACAGCTTAAACCTGTAAGGTTCCCCGCCATATTCAAACCACTCCTTAACTTCCCCCTGGAGGTTGAGAGCTTCAAGAACCCCCTTCAGCGCGTAAGGAGTTCCTTTGTATCTATGGAGTTCTATTGCGTTTTTGACGAGGTTTCTTTTTTCTTCTAAGGTCTTGGCAAGGTCGTAGCCCTCAACGTGAAACTGCCAGGCTAACCAGTCAAGGACTTCTTCGGGCTGGCTGTCGATGGCATAAACAAAGAGCTTTTGAAGGTCTTGCTCTGTTAATTCAGAAAAGACTTTATCAAGAATACCTGCAAAGGCTTGTATGTTCTTATCTTCCCGCAAGTTTGGCGGAAATAGTTCAATTGTCTTAAACTCAGCCATCAACAGCTCCTGCAATGTTTACTGTTATTAGATTAGCGACTGCAACTTGATTAAGTGGCAGGACTTGACAGTTTGAGGGCGAATTAACGACAGCTCTGTAAACGCCAGAAATACTTTGAAGCAGATCAATGATTTGTTCAGGGACAATGTCCATTCCGAGTTTGTTTTTGAGCTTTTCGGCAAAGGCGGTAAGCCTCTTTTCGGCTTCAACTTTTATCGTGTTCGCCAGAGGCGTGTAGCTTTTGTAAACGTAGAGGTCAACGCTGATGTCAAAGCTGACAGGTTCTGGTGGCAAAACCTGAACTTTGTCGGTTAGCGGTCTCACCTTATCAGCGTTAAGGGTTTCTTTAACAAGGGAAATAATCTCTTCACCGGGAATAACTCCACCTTTAAGGAGAGGATAAACGTTCACCACACCCGGTTCTGGGCTTTCTACTGCAACATCAACAATATCTTGGTGAGCAGTTTTTGCCCAGTAGATATAAGCTCCTTTTGAACCTGCGTTGCTAAAAGATTCCGGAGCTATCTGGATTCTGCTCCTGTAGTGTTCATCATCTTCAGTATCGGCTCCTCCAGTTGAAATTGTTGTGTTGTAAACGGATTTCACAAAGGGGAGAGGGTTCACAAGCTGATTAATAGTTCCAGGTTCATAGCCGTTGCCGACTGTACCGGTTTGAGTGCATTCGGCTAAAGCGTCAATGTATTCGCTCCCCGCTTCTGCGGTTTTATCTTCTTTCGTTTGAAAGACTACCTTGCCGTCCGCACTACTAACTTGAGTTCCTTTAGGAATCAAAAGCGTTAACGGTAACGGCTCTTCAAATTCAAAACGTAAGGTTGTTAGAGCAGGTTGGGCAGGGAGCCTTTTAACGCCGAGAAGAGCCCCGAGGTGGTCAAGCTTTTCGCCTTTAGCGAAAGCAAGTAGATTCTGCTTCGCCGCTTCGTTTATGGCAAGTTTTAGAACGTTCTCACGGTAGGCAATAACGTTGAGGATTAATCTTTCAAGTTGTGCGGGCTGTAAGCTGGCGCCGGTTGCCTGCTCCCAGAGGGTCTGGAGTTCCTTGATTATCTCCTCAAAGGAGCTCTCTACGAAAACGGGCTCGGGCAGAGTTCTAAGGTCTACCGTCATACCTGCACCTCTACTTTTTTGCCGTTCCAGAGGCCCTTAATCAGAAAGGAGAACCTGCCGTTTAAGCCGGTCTTCACCACCGTTACTTGGGTGGGCTTAAAGTCCGGTATCCATTTTTCTATTGCTTCATAGGCTTCCGCTATTACGTTTGGCATTGCGATAGTGAAAGGTTTATCAAGCCATTGCCAAATGTTGGAGCCGAATTCCGGGCGGTGAG